CAGGCGGAGGTCGAGCGCGAGCTGGCTCCGCTGCGTCAGCACCGCCAGGCATCGGCCGAAGAAGTGCACTCGAACGCGATCTACGCGGCGCACCCCGACGTGGATTCCATCGCCCAGAGCGCGGAGTTTGAGGCATGGCTCAAGGCCATGCCCAGCTACGCGCAGAACGCCGCTCGCGGCGTGCTGGACGGCGGCACCACTGAGCAAGTGATCGAGCTCTTCAAGGACTACAAGGCAGCGACTGCCGCTTCCGCCGCACCCGCTCCAAAGGATCCCCCGAACGACCCGGCCAAGGCCGCCAAGGAAAAGCTGGCGGCCCTCGCAGTGCCCGTGCCCAACAGCCTCTCGGACATCCCGGGCGGCCGTCCGGGTGGCGGGTCCCTGTTCGAGCGGCTGGATTCGCTCGAAGGCATGGAGCTCTTCAACGCGATGGCCGACCTCACGGAGGAGCAGCGCGAAGGGTTCCTCAACCGAAAAACCTGAACTGAGCGAGGACTGACATGACCAAGACCGCAATGTCGGCCAGCGACAAGCAAAAGCTGGTGCAACAAGCCGTTGGCGTTTTCACTGCAACGCAGAAGCGCCATTCCAACATCAACCGCCTGACGGGCAAATTCCCGAAGATCGATACAGCCGCCAGCTCGATTGCCAACCAAACGAGCAACACCATGCCCATCGTCCAGACCATGGACATGGGCAAGGGTAAGGGCGACGAATTGAAGTTCAACTTCGTCAACCCCGTGGGCGGCATCCCCATCATGGGCGGTGAATACGCGGCCGGTCGCGGCGAGGGCGTGAGCCTGTCCGAGGACCGCCTGCGTGTGAACCAGGCCCGCTTCCCGCTGGACCTGGGCGGCGTGATGGACGAGGTGCGCAGCCCGGTGGACATCTACCGCCTGGCCAAGCCGCTGCTGCAGAGCGCCATGGACAACTACGAGGACCAGCTTTCGCTGGTGCACATGGCTGGCGCGCGCGGCTTCGAAGACAACATCACCTGGCGCATCCCCCTCGCGGCGGATCCACGCTTCAACAAGGTGGTGGTCAACCGCGTGAAGGCCCCGACCAAGAACCGCCACTTCATCGTGGACGGGGATTCGGTCCAGCGCTTCAAGGTGAATGCCGGCGAGGTGGACCTGACCACGGCCGACATCATGAAGATGTCCAACGTGGACGCCATCCGCAGCTTCCTCGGCCAGATGGTGCTCCCGCCGCCGCCCGTGGAATTCGATGGTGACGAGATGGCCAAGGATAGCCCGTTCCGGGTTCTGTTGGTTTCAGATGCCCAGTACGAGAAGTTCTCCACCGATCCGAACTTCCGGAACTACCAGGCCCAGGCCATGGCCCGCGCGCGCAACGCCAAGGACCACCCTCTGTTCCGCAATCCCGAGGTGGCCCTGTGGGGCGGCGTGCTCATCGTCAAGATGCCCAAGCCCATCCGCTTCTTCGCGGGCGATGAGATCAAGTACTGCACTCAGTTCGACAGCGAGACCGAGGCCGGCGTGATGGTGCCCCAGTCGTTCGGCGAAACCTTCGCAGTGGATCGCGCCATCCTGCTGGGCGGCCAGGCCCTGGCCAAGGGCTATGCCAAGAGCCGTCACAACGGCCTGCCGTACTTCTGGAAGGAGCAGGACGACGACTTCGAGGACAAGCTCGAAGCGATGATCGGCGGCATCCTGGGCGCCTCCAAGATCCGCTTCGCCGTGAACATGGGTGATCGGGTCGAGTTCACCGACCACGGCGCCACCGTGATCGACACCGTGGTGCCGATCTTCGGTCGCAGCCTGTAAGGCCTGGGGCAGGGGCACGGCCCCCTGTCTCGCTTCCTGAACTTCCAAAGGAGCCAATCATGGCAAAGATCAAAATCCTGGGTGCCGACCGCAATCAGTTCGGCGGCGCCCGTCCCTATGGGAATGTGACCACCATCCGCAGCGTTCTGGAAACGGGCGCCACGGGCATCCCGGTGCGTTCCAACGCCATCGCGGCGCTGGCCGTCAATGATGTCGTGCAGATCAACACGCTGCAGCCGGGCTTCCTGGTCGAGGCGGTGTCGCTGATCGTGTCCAACGGCTTCGGCACAGGCGTCACAGCCTCGCTGGGCTTTGAATACACCGACGGCGTGGACCGGCCCGAGCTGCCCCAGGCCGCCAACTACTTCGGCGCGGGCATCGACCTGGCCACCGTGGCCAACCTGCGCCTGAACCTGACCAAGAAGCTGGCCAAGTTCCCCGCTGGCGTGACGCTGCTGCTGACCATCACCGGCGCGGCCGTGGCCGAAGCGGGCTACCTGGATCTCATCGTCCACGGCGAAGGCCTGGGCGCGGACTGACCCCGCCGCGCGGCCAAAAAGGGGCGGCGACGCCTCTTTCCGCGCTGGCATGAACCGCAGAGGCTCATGATGAACCAAGAAACCAAAGTCGCGGTCCAGTACATCGGGCGCCGCCCCTCGTACATCGACCGACTGTACGGCACCGGCCTCTCTTTCGAGGCGGAGCAGGTGCGAGGCCTTCCCGCATCCATCGCCAAGAACTTCCTGCGCCATGGCGACTTATTCCGGCGCGCGGCCGTGGTCGAGGATACCGGCGCGGGCCAGGGCGAGCAGCTGGCTTCCGGCACGCCGCCGGACGATACGGCTGCCCAGCTTGCCGAGGCACAGCGGCTGCAGGATGAGCAGCGCGCCAAGGACCTTCGCCGGCAGGAGTTGCTGGACCAGGTCTCGAACATGGACAAGGACGGGCTGCAGGTGTTCGCCAAGGACACCTACAACCAGGTGGTGCCCAAGACCATGACCCTGGAGAACATGCGCGCCAAGGTGTTCGCCTTCATTGACGAGTACGGCGCGGTATGAACGTTCAGCAGCTGGTGGAACAGTTCCGGGTGGACTCCCTTGACCGGGAGCAGCCCTATCTGTGGGGCGAGCCCGAGGTGCTGGGCTGGCTCAATGAAGCCCAGGCCGAAGCTGCGGTGCGCGGCCGCCTGCTGCTGGACGACTCGACGCCTGCCGTGTGCGAAATCGCTGTCGCGGCCGGGGTGGTCAGCTACCAGCTGCATCCGAAGGTCTACGAGATATCGCATCTGCGGTTCGTGAGCGCGGCGACATCGCAAGCGTGCGGGCTGGATCTGGTGTCGCGCGAGTTTCTGGATTCCAAACATCCGCACTGGCGCGATCACGGGCCTGGCGAACCTCGCTTCGCCATCCAGACCGAGACGCGGCTGCGCTTGGTGCCTGCGCCGCGCGAGGCGGGGACGCTGCGGCTGGAGGCCTATCGGCTGCCGCTTAAGCAGCTCACCAATTGCAACGACAAACCCGAGATTCACGAGGCCCACCACGCCTATCTCGTGCACTGGGCGCTGCATCGCGCTTTTGGTCTGCCGGACTCCGATGGCTTCGATCCCTCGCGGTCGGCTACATCCCTGGCTGAGTTCGAAGCGTACTTTGGCGCGCGACCTGATGCCGATCTGCGCCGTGCGACCCGTCACGACGAGCCCCAGGTGACCGTGGTCCATACCCTGTGAGAGCAGGAGGAGAAGAGCATGCGAGGATTCGATCCCGAGAAAATGAAGCAGGCCAGGGCTGAAGCGCTGGCCAACCAGCCGCGCCTGGGGTTCCGGCCGCGCGGTAGCGGTGGGCAGCAGGAGGGGATTCAGCCAGGGCCCGGCCTCGGCTTCGGCCCCACATCGGTGCTGGAGGCGCGAAAGGCCCAGGCCCAGAACCAGGCGCCCGACTCCATCCCCGCCATGGTGAAACCGGGTGAGTTCGTCTTGCCGCCCGATACCGTGCACGCCATGGGCGGCGCGGGCGCGCTGCAGGCTGCCGTCGATGCCACCCACACACCAGCGCCCGAGCAGGCATTCGTGCCGCGCGGCTTCAAGCCCAAGGTGTTCTTCGCCAATGGCGGCCGGCCTGAGGACCAGATCCCGCTGGGCGGCCAACGCGCGGCGCCTGCTCCCGACGGCTCCCAGGACAATCCGATGAATTCGGAGCTTGGACGGAACGTGACCAACACCCTCAATGCGCTGGGCGGCGGCGCGGCCGGCGCATCTGGCGCTGTGGCGCGCGCGGTGGACGCCGGCATTGGCGCCAATACTGCGCTGGGTGCTGGGCGCGCGGCTGGAATTGCGAGCCGGGCTTCGTCTGCAGCAGCTCCCCTTGGCGTGCCCGCCGCCGGAGCAGTGGGCCTGGGCGCGGCCTACGAGGCCGACCGGCCAGTGGGCGGACTGGCCTCCTATCGTGCCAACAACTCGCCAACCCCTGCTGCAGCTCCCGCAGCCAGCGGCGCCACTGGCACAGGCCTGGCCGGCTCCGGCGCGC